CAATTTTAATACGACCACTAAAGCCTACACAATTTTCAGCATTAATGTCGAGTTGAGGATCGCTATCAATAACATCCCAAGTGGATTCATCAATAACTAAAGTAAAAGTGCCTGCCGCGCCATTAAGATTTTCAATGCTTAATGCAACGGGTTCGGGAGTAGGATCATAATCAGCTATGTCAAAGGTTAGACCATAACGACTATCATGGATATTAGATAACTCTCTGCGAATAATAGTAGCATCTATTGTAGCGTCTGTTAAATCAACAGGTGTGCCATCAGTATTAAATGCTAGATTCCAAAAAGTTTTTTGATTATAAACAAGCTCGCCAGCAATGATTTCATTATCAAAGCCCGACACTTGTTGAAGTGTATTTTTATTAAAGATAGCCATTTTTTTTCCTTACAAGGTTAATAACGCAAGCATCTCTCTGACGCAATGCGATGGTCTTATCTTATTTATTAATTATACTATAAATAGTATCTATTGATTCTTTCACTTGCCAATTATGTTGGGTAGTAGAAAATATATTAGTTACTATTTTATCATCAATGTTTGATTCATAAAAAGTAATAATATGGTCAGTATTTATTAATAATATTTTATCTTCAAATTCTTTTACTGCATTAGTTAATTTAATTAGCATTAACTTCTAACCAAGATGTAGTAGCTTCATCCCATTTATAAAGTTTATCATCATTAGGATATGGTGTAGGTGCTTCCCATGTCCATGTTGTTTCATTTAAAAGCCATGAATCAAATGGTTGTGGTGCATAGAATACATCATTAGCTGAATCGTATGTATAACCAATACCAGCATAATTTCCTCTTAATGGTCTGCCTTCAGGATGTTGATTTCCATGAGTATTATAAGATGTTTGTATCCAAGCACCAGGACTTGAATCAACAAATGTATCAAAAAATTCTTTTTCTGCAACGATAACTTGAACCACTTTACCATCACAAACTTTTGCAAAATGCGACATATATTTCCCCTTTATTCTTATTATACCTTATGCGGTATATGTTCCTGAAGCAGTAAATTTTAAAATTGTATTAGAACCTGAAGTTGTTATTGTAGGCGATCCCGTTGATGTTCCTGAATATTGTGAAGTAGGAACAGATAATATTACAATACCTGATCCACCTGTGCCACCGCCAACTGTATCACCTGATCCACCAGCGCCGCCACCTGTATTAACTGTTCCATTTGTTCCTACTCCAACAGTAACAGCCGCTCCACCACCACCAGCGCCACCTGATCCATTAGTTGATTCACCAACACCACCGCCACCGCCAGCATAGGTTACGGATGATCCTGTAATTGATGATGCAGTTCCAGCGCCACCATTACCACCTATACCTGATGAACTTCCACCTGAACCTGTGCTACCAGCCGCACTAGCACCACCGCCACCACCACATTGATACCAATTATTGTTTGGTGCATTACCGCCAGCGTTACCTTGACCACTTGTGCCTGATCCACCAAAATTGCTAGTAGCTGGTGATGTTCTAGCGCCACCACCACCGCCACCTGAACCACCTGAACCAGCAGTTGTGCCACCCGCTAAAACATAAGAACCACCACCGCCGCCACCTGTTGATGAAACAGTTGTAATTCCTGATCCTGATAAAGATGATGTAGAACCTTGAGTTCCATTAACGCCATAAGTTGCTGATCCACCACCACCTGCGCCTACAGTTACAGTATAAACTGCACTTGAAGTTAATGATGCAGTAGAAGTTAATAATCCACCCGCTCCACCACCACCGCCTAATCTTCCGCCACCACCACCACCACCAACAACTAAATAAGTAATTGTAATTGGTGCGTTAGTAAAAGGTGGATTTCCTGAATAAACATCAGCTTGTGCAAGCCATCCTTGCGTAGCATTAATATAAACAAAAGTAATACCCATTCTTTTAGTTTGTAATAATTTTGCGCCACTTGCATTAATTTTAGAACCATTTGGATCAACAGTTACATTATTAGTAGCAAAAGTTCCAGCATAATCAACAACCACTACTGATTGTCCAATGCTTGGGCTTGCTGGTAAAGTTACTGTAATAGTTGATGAAGTAGTATTAACTAAATAACCATATCCAGCAACGGCAGTAAATGATGAAGTTTTAACTGTATCCCAAGTTAAAGCACCTGAAGCTGATCCGTATGTATAAGCTGATCCATCAGTTGATACGATTGTGCCGTTAGCACCAACAGTTGTTAGATTAGTGCCACCTTTGTTAATAGGTATAGTAGGAAGATTAGTTGTTGGAAATGTTCCTGTAATGCCTGTAGTTACATCAATTTGACCTGATGTATTTAAAGTATTAGCAAACTTTCCTAAATTATATGCTTGCGACATTAATTATCCTATGCAGTATAAGTGCCTGATGCGTTATAAGTAATAATTGTATTAGAACCTGATGTTGTAATTGTAGGTGAACCTGTAGTTGTTCCTGAATAGTTTGCAGTTAAAACAGAAAGAATAACAATACCTGATCCACCAGCTCCACCACTACCACTACCAATAGCACCACCACCACCGCCGCCTGTATTTGCAGTTCCAGCCGATGTTGCACCACCACCGCCACCAGCACCGCCTGAACCATTACCAAAGTTACCAGCACCAGCACCGCCACCGCCACGAGTAACTGATGTTCCCGTAATAGAAGATGCTGAACCAGCGCCACCTGAACCGCCTGTGCCTGTGATATTATTTGCGCCAACTGCTGATGCACCGCCACCGCCACCGCCAGAACGATATGTTAATCCATCTGTTTGACCTGTGCCACCAGCAAAACCTTGTCCTGCAGTTCCTGAACCACCATTACCAATAGATGAATTACCATCAGAACCGCCACCACCGCCTGATCCGCCTGAATTTCCATCTTTAAGCGTTCCGCTAGAATCTCCACACCCACCACCACCACCACCAATAGATGTAATACTTGAAAATACTGAATTGCTTCCGTTAGTGCCACGCGCACTAAAAACACCACCAGCACCACCACCACCTACAGTTATAGTGTATGTTGAACCAAAAGTTAATGATGCAGTAGAAGTTAAATATCCGCCTGCTCCACCGCCACCTGACCATGCACCACCAGCACCACCACCACCACCAGCTATTACTAAATAGGATGCAGAATAAGTTTGTGTAAATGGTGTTGTTGAATATACATCACTTACTGCTACCCATCCTTGTGTAGCATCAGCATATACAATAGTTAAACCTTCACGATTTGTTGATATTGTTGCAGAAAATGTAAATCCATTAATTTTTAATCCATTTGGATTTAAAATAATATTATTAGTAGCCGCAGTTCCAGCGTAATCAATAATTGAAATCATATCGCCAGCACTTGGGCTTGCAGGAAGTGTTACTGTAATTGCGACAGAAGTTGTATTGACGGGATAACCATAATTAGATACGGCAGTAAAACCTGAAGTTTGAACAGATTGCCATGCAATTGTGCCAGCTACAGAACCCCATGATAATGTTGATCCGTTAGATTTTAATACTTGACCAGCACTTCCGACTGCCGTTAATCCTGTGCCGCCTTTAGTGGTAGGAACAGTAGGTAAATTAGATGTTGAAATTGTGCCTGTAAATCCTGTGGAAGCATCGGCTTGACCGCTTGAATCTACTTTATTGGCAAATTGTGATAAATTGAAGGCTTGCGTCATTATTAATCCTTATGCCGCACCAGCGCGGGCGTATGTTTGTTGTTGTAATACAGAAATTGAATTATCAGGGATTGTAGTCAAAGTATATTGTCCTGTTATTTTTGTATAATCTGTTGGATTCACTAATAATACTCCATTTTGGTATAAATTAAAAGCTCCACTTGTATAACTAAATGAATAAGTATCTTGTCCTATAGTTGTAAATGCAATGATATTAACAGGTGTTCCTGTAGGTGTTGTTGTATTATTTTGGTCAAATTGAATAATAGATAAACGACCATCAGCAATATTTGGCATATTGGTATAAGTATTGCCTACTATATCATAATCTTGGTCAGGAACGACTGTGCCATTAAAGAAAGGCAATTCATAGCCTGAATTAAATTGCCAATCTGTAGGCGTATAAGAACCAGCCGCAATTAAATCAGCATTAAATCGACTAAATACAGGATAACTTGTTCCAGCACCACGATAAACATAAATTGGATCACTAGCGCTTGCCGTTACTGATCCTGTAAATGTTATCTCTCTTGTTGCATAATTTACAGTTGAAACAATATATTGTGTTGGTGTGCCTGTATTGCTAAATGTTATTTTATCGCCAGCATTAATTAATTGATAAGGCATATTTGCGGCATTCCAAGTAACTACAGAACCTACTACGCTATCAACAATTAAACTTGTATTAGCATAATAAGCTCCACTTGAAATTGCTCTAAATGAAATAATATAAACTTGATCGTTTAAATCAGCTCCAATGTCTAAAGTTACAGTTGTATTAGTATCTGTATATTCATCATCATTCAATAAGCAACCATTTTGTAATACCCAACATTGACCATTAATATAACTAGCATCTCTTGTTACACTAAATGCAGTTTGTCCTGAAGTAGCTACAAAAGGATCAATTGTCATATAAAAATTATCAGGTGTTGTAAATCCTACAACACGACCATAAATATCAATAGTTAATGTAGTAGCCGTTCCTGTTTTAATAGTTGGTCCACCAAAATCTAGGAATTGATCTAATGAAGCAATAACTTGACCATCGGCAGTATTGCTTACTTTAATTTGTCCTGTGCCTGTAGTGGTATTGCCTACACCAAGAAACTGTCCTGTAGCTGGTCTTAAATCAATTGTATTTGTGCCATCAGGTAAAGCTGACCATATTTTAGGATCAAATTTAGTTGTAGTTGTAGGAACGAATGCTCCTGATCCTGAAGCATAATCAGCAAAGTCAGTATCAAAACTAAACTTATAATTTTGTCTGTTGCAATAGATTAAATAAATATTTGTGCCAAAAGCTGGATCGGCTAATGTCCAAGTGCCAGCATAATCGGCTGGATTGCTAGAAAATGAAGTGGATGAAGTATTAAAATATCCATAATACAATTTATTTCTAGGACTTAAACTAAACCCTGTGCCACTTGTATCATCTGCATAAGCAATAGATAAATATCTATCAACAAATTGCCATGTAGTAGGTCGCCATTCTAATAATGTTGAAGCTAATGAATAATCACTTGAAGCAATAGCATTGACCATACGACTAAAAAAATACCAATTGCCCGCAGGTAAATTAGATATTTCAACAGGCGGTAAAACTTCACTTAATCCATAAGGATTGCCATTAGATTGAATAGCGGTAGTGCCAGCAAATATTAATTGGTTAGTTGTAGGATATTGATAAGCTGAATACCAAATTTCAGCATATTGTGTAATACCAGCACTTGATGATGTTGGCGTTACAAAAATACTAGGAATAGCTATATTAGGATATTGTGCAGTAACTACAGGAGCAGGCACAGTTCCAAATGCAGTAGGACTACCAATGCCTGTATTTGGACTTGGTGTAAATTCAGTTATATTTTTGTCATCATAAACTTGTGCATTAAATTCCATTAAATTAAGTGATGCAGTAACTTGACCTGTATCGCTAAATTTTTCTATAACTTTATTAATTCTAAATTCTTTTGCTACCCAACCATAATTAAGATTGGTCATAGTTACAATATCACCAGCTTCTAATTCAAGACCTATAAAGTTAATTTCGCATTGAATTTGTAAATCTTCTCTTGCCGCTTCAAGCATTCTATTAGCAAGGTATTGAGCTTGAACATTATTATTAACTAAATAAAGATTAACTGATTGTTTATTGACGGGTTCGTTAGCAAATAAAAGACTAGGATCAATAGTTGCCAAATCAAATGTAGCTGAATTAAAACTGTCTTTAGCAGAACCATCGGGAAATTTAACTTCAATTATATTAAATGAATTGTTAAGGTCAATAGGCGTTACAGTAATTCCGCCAATCATATTAGTGTTATTAATATCCATAGCAATTGTATAAGCTGGGCTTTGAACAATCACACCCCATAAACCTAATATTTCATTGTATTTAACCAAGCAATCACAACAATCTGACATAGCCTGAATGTTTTGCATGATTTTTAAATTGGTATCTATTGAACCATTAAATGTAAATCTAGGTTGAGTTGTTGTATTGCCATCATAATCAGTATATGTAAATGATTGACTTGAATATGTATTTAGATCATCTAATGAATTAGTATTAATATTAGCTATAGGAATAGCCGCACCATATCTTGTGCTAGTAAAATAATCTAAAAAGCAATCTCCTGGAGCTATTCTTGAATTAGTAAGTTGAAATCTAGTTTGATTTAATCCTGTTAAATTTCTATCTGTATTATATTTAAGATGAATAATAGCAAAAGCCGTATTGCTCATTAACTTGGTAGCATCCCAAGTATAAACAAGACCAGCACTATTCATTACATCAATTGCGGATGTAGCAGTATTAGTAGGTTGATTTGATCCGTTACGATACAACCATATATCCATATATCCTGTAATATCTTGAATTTCACCCGTAGATTCATCTTCCAATCCTGTAACTGCCGCACCGCTTCCAAATATAACTTTTTTACCACCCCAATATACATTGCCAAATGTAAATGTATCTGGTGTTCCGCCTGTTTCTGTATTAGTTACTTCAGATAAAGCAAATACCCAATAGATATTTTGATTATCTTCCGTAATGGACATATCAGTAATAATACCGCCCACATAAGCTGATCCATAAATAACAGGAAGTTTATTATCGCCTGCTGGCGGAAGTTGTTGGCGGTTGCCAGGATTAGGTTGTTGAGCATTAAGATTAGATTGACTAGGTGCATCAGGCGCAAATATTTTAGATAAAATAGATGAAGCAACCATATTTATAGCAAAAGCAACTGTGCTTACAATCCAAGCTTCAGTTCCTGCCGCTAATATAGCAGTAGCAATAATAGTTCCAATTGCGTATGCAGGTGAGCATAGCAAAAAGAATATTAAGAAATTAATTATAAAAATCATTGCATCCAATTTTCTTCTATTTTTTGAAATCCAAATCTTGAATAATCAAGATCAGGGCTAGTAGTCATTTTAGTAACAGTAAATAATTTAATTCTGCCTTCTTGTTTTAATTGATTGGCATAATCAATATATTCCTTTAATAATCTTATTCCTACTATTCCTATTCTATATTCAGGTTTTACATACCAAGCTAATTCATACATAGCATAAGTTTTATCACACCATATTGTAGGTGTTATAATTGCCATAATAAATCCTATGTTATCTTCAATAAAAATAACACCTTTACCAGCAATAATTGTATCTATTAAAGAATAAATATAATCAGGATTATCTAATTCTTTGTATTGTTGAATAGGACTTTCATCACGAAACATTCTTAACATTTCGCCTAATTGTGTCTTATCGTATTTTGTAGCTTTTCTAATCAAGCGGTTTTTCCAAAAGCATAATTAATAGTTTCAATAAAATTAACTCTATTCATTGAAGTATCGCCAGGATTAAAAAATTCCCAAGCATTGTTATTAGTATATCTACCAGCAGTTCTATTTTGAAGAATAATTTGAATGCTAGATGCTGAAGCAGTTATAATTCCAACATACGCCCTTGCTTCTTCCATATATTGTTCTGAAATAGAAAAAGAACTAATATAGCCTGTAAAAAATTTATAAAGACCACCTGATCCGCCTGTAGTAATTAATTCATTTTGGTCATCAAAAAATCCATGCCACATTTCAATTAAAGAACCTTTAATATCATGTCCTAATACCCATCCTAATAATGCAGTATCAAGTCCGACTAAAGTTATAGTTGTTTCATTGGCAGTTGATTTAATGTCGCGTTGAACATCATTTACTTTAACTAAAGCGCCAAGCGCATCAAAGGGTTCTGCATCTACGGAAGGAATTGTTAATGCGGTAGGTGTTGTTGCAAAACGATAAACGCCACTAGCAGTCGTAACCCTTACGAAATCCGCCATCCTTATGTTATTAGTATTTTGTATTGGTATTATATCGTTTGACATTATAAAACCGCTTCTATTGCTTTAAATGATCCACTCCATGATATGAATGAATCGTTAGTCATTGGAATAAAAGTATATCCTGGATATTCTGTAAGAATAACAGGAAATGTTATGCCAATATAAGTTAATCCACCTAATGATTGTGTAGTGCCATATTGACCTATAACTGCATCCATGGGACTTGCAAGTGTAGTCATAATAGTTCTATGCACAGGAATATTAACTGTTGATCCTGCACCTCTTTGAACATCAGCAGTTGCTATATAAGCATAACGATCAATCTGTAAAAAGTCGCCTATTTTAACAATATAATCAGTTGAGGGTATTGAAGGAAGATTTCCAAGCACAATAGTTTTATTTGCGCTTGATGTTTGATATTGACAATCAGGTATTTCAGCAGAATTCATGTCGCCTTGATAAGCAATATAATTCCACCAACCTGTAGAACCAAAATTTAGATAAGATTCATATTGACGATCCACTTCACGCAAGTTAGATAATAAACTTCTATTTTGACTATAAAGCAAATAATTCATTGGCTTCATATCAAATTGAAATGGTTGAACAGTAAGAATTTCTGAAGTAGCAACACGCTGATTTCGGCTCATCATTTGACCAATAAATCTATGGTCATTAATGCCTACTGATTCAGATATTGCTAATATTTGATTTAATGTAGCCATCTATTATCTCGATTGTGGTAATGATCTTTGAGCAGATTGATTAGCGCCCCAAACTGCTTGTTTATTTTTAGCCAAAAATTGTGTTGCGCTTTGTGTATCAATAGCACTCATATTAGCAATGTAAGGACCATTATACACGACTTGAGCGCCACCACCCATGAGTGATCCTATTTGATTATTAGGAACAATAGTTCCTGCTGATTTAGGAATAAACATTTCAGGACCATTCTCACCAATAAGAGAAGCTTGTCCTGCACCAATTTCATTGCCGCCAGCAGACTTTAATATTGATCCACCAATAGCGCCTGTTGATCCTGTAAACATGCCACTACCGCCACCGCCAAATCCTAATAAACCACCAATAGAACCAAGTATAGAAGTCATTTGAGCGCGCATTTGAATTTTAATAAGATCAGCAATAATGCTTCTAGCAAGATCACCAAATTTAAGTTTGCCTGTATTTACAAAGGTATCTAAAGCAGATTCCATATTTTGAGTTACAGATACAAAAGCTTGCTCGCCCATTTTAGCTGCATTAGTAGCGCTATCTGCATAAGAAGCATAAGCTTTTTTCCAACCAAATTCAAAAGTTTTTTGTGATTGAGCAATTTTATATTCTTCTTCAACTCTTGCTTTTTCTACTACACCATAATTAGCAATTTGTTGTTTAGTCATTTTCTTTTCAATTTCTAATTGAAGCAATTTTTGTTCTACATCGTAAAGGTCTAATTGTCTTTTTCTTTCTGCTTCGCCTAGAAATGCAAATTCATTTTCTTTCTGAAGTCTTCCAGCTTTAGCTTTAGATATTGCAACTTCTTTTTCATAAAATTGAGTTTGTGTTTTTAATAATTCATTAGCTTTCTTTTGATCTTCAGTTAAGCCAAGTTCTCTTAATTTATTTGCTTGAGTTATTTTAATTGGATCAAACATGGGTGATACAAACCCAAAAGGACTAGATGGAACAGTTGATCCGCCAGCATTAGATTGTTTTTGAAAGGCTGCTGAAGCCCATTTATTCATACCTTCGCCAGCGGCAAACTTTTTACTATTTTCTGCTAATACTTCAAATTGTCTATTTAATAACTGAAGGAATGGCAATAAGTCATTGGCTAATTTAACTCTAAAATCCATCCAATGAAGTTTCATTTGATCGATAGCCGTATTTACATCCATGAATGTTTTATCGCTATCTTTGAATTTATCTTTGGCGGCGGCATAGTCTTCGCCAAGACCTTTAATATCAACCCCTTTAACTGCTTTTGATAATAGTTCAAAAGCTAGTGCATTTCTACGAACAGGGTCTTCAATCTTTGAAAGAGCTGCTAATGTTTTTTCAAATAATTGTTGCTCGGTTAATGAAGATAAATCTTTTGAGGATATGCCAAGTTCTTTGAATGATTTTCGAAGCTTGTCTGATCCTTGGACTGCTTCATCAACTTTGTTTGTAAATGATGAGAAAATTCTAGCGGTGCTATCAACACTACCGCCATTGACTGTTAATGCTTGAGATAATCCAAGAACTGAAGATACTGCAACTTCATTGGCTTTTGCGACATCGGATATTTCATCCGCAAACATAACGGCATCTCTAGCTGCACTTACAAAAGCAGCGGCTACTGCACCTAAACCTATTTTAGCGCCAAGACTAAAGCTATCAACTTTGTCTTTAGCTTTACCTAACCCTGCATTAAACTCGCCTGCATCAAGTCCAAGTAAAACTGCTAATCTTGAAATAATAGCCATTATTTGCCTTTAAATTTATCTATTGTAAATCCTGGTGCTTGGCTCATAAATGTTAATAATGAATCGCTAGGATCAGCTTTTTCATCATCATAAATATAACCATAAGCACTACCAATGACGGCTTTTAAATCATAAGGTAAACTACTACTTGGTCGCATATAATTAAATACCCCTGTGGTAAGCTTTCCTAGGGTCGTTATAACGCTTCTATTTCCAATTAACCCATCAGCATACATAATTGTTATTTCGTTCCATGTAGCTTCATCCAGCGCGTCTATAGTGTCTTGTGTATGCCCGTTAAAGATCATAGCCGCTTTAACTTGAGTTCTTAACGAGCTAGTTACTTTGAGCGAACTTCCTTATATTCAGGACTAATAACTTCATTAATTTTATCAACTAAAGTTAATTGAACTGCTAATGGAAACTCTGCTTCTACATCCGCATAAGTTAAATCTTCTAATGATCCCGTTTCAGGAATTAAAAATTTAATATATTCAACTATTCGATATTGTAAAGAATGTTTATTTTTGGCGGTTTCTCTTAATGATCTACCATCTACAATAATATCATTATCTGTAACTTCAACATTTTCTTCTTTTTCAATATTAGGAAAGCTTTTAATTATTTCCTGATACATTTCTTCTACTTTATCTTCATTAGGATTTTTAAAGTAATTAAAAATGGTTTCAATTTCATTTACTGATGGAATTCTTACTTTGAAAGTATGATTTCCTAATTCAAATGTTCGGGTTAAAATAGATAATCTATTTTCCTCATATTTTGATCCGAGGGCTGATCCTAATTTGCTCATGTCTTATTTTCCTTGTGTAGTTGGGTTTTTAGCTTTAAATTTTTCTATATTTACTTTTAAAATATTGCCTAATAAATTTGCTACTTGTTGTTGCTGACTTTCTAATGAAATTCTTAAATAAGGTTTAGCACCTCTTTTTGCAGTTCCAAATTCGTTTGCTATAGCGCGACCATCATAAAAAACACCAGCTTCTTTATAAAAATTCTTTCTAGCTCTTTTATATTCAGCACCTTTTAAATTTCCATGAGTGGCATTAAAAGCAGTTTTTAATTTTTTAGGGATTGGTCTAGTGGTTACTAAAGCAATGGCAGCATCGGTGGATTTGACATACTGTGATCTCATATCCTTTCCTGTAGGTCTGCGACTAACGATTGTCAAAGACTGATCTAGCAAGCCTGTATCTTTAGGAACTAATCCTTTAGCCATTGCTAATACAGGTAACATAGCTTCTTTAACAGTTTTTACTAAAATGCTACTTGTTTTCTTTGCATCACCAACTTGATTTCTCAAATCTTCAAATACTTCAAGCGTTTCTTTAACGCCAGACACTTGAAAATTTGTTTCCATTAATCTGCCTTAATTATTTTATGATAAATCGCATTATTTAGTTTAATTGCATAATCAACTGCTTCTTCAGGTGTAAGTTTATCCGCATGATGCTTTGCAATCTCATGGGCTAGGTTAATTCCTGTTAAGCGTTGTTGGGCAAACCCAAACCAATTCTTTTGACCAGAACCAGCTTGGGATACCAAATAACTTAATAGATCATCCGTTGTTTTAACTTGTGTTGTCATTTCTTTTCCT